ACTAATGGCACAAGAAGACGAAAATATTTTTAAAAGAATATGGGGTAGCGATCCTGTCCAAAAGTTTTTTAACTATGACGAATTCATACGTGACGAAGCTATTCAAAGAGCTATGGAAACCACTGAGGCTTTTGACAAAGGTGGGTTTACTGGCGGAATGGCCCATATAGGCAGGGAGTATGCAAGCGATATAGCAGGGATTCCTACTGCAATAACAGGTATAAAAAATCCTTTAGCTGAATGGCTTGATCCTTCCGAAAACACTGAGATTGGGGCAAGAGCAGAATCACAATATCAAAGACATCGCCAATCTTATGGTAGAGACCCATCAATGGCAGAAAAGTATGATATTTTACAAGGCGTTCAAAATGAAATAAACCCTTGGTTATCTGAAACTAAAAAGGTAGCAGGGTTTGACATTACTAACAGAGGACTTATTGGTGCTCCTGTTACAGCCGCAGCTATTGCTGGTGAAATAGCATTAACAGCGGGAATGGCAGGGGTTGCTAAAACATTAGGTAAAAAAGGTATTAAAGAAGCTGTAGAGAAATCTCCGGGGACAATAGCAGGTCAAGCTGCCGAAGGTGCTAAAAACGTAGCTAGGGAAACAGCAAGGCAAGGCTTATTAATACCAAAACGTATAGATGATCTTGTTGCATTAACATTAAAAACCTTTATTGGTAAACCTATTCAGTATGGATACAAAGGTGTTGCTGGTGTTGCAAAAGGTGGGAAATTTGCTTTTGACACAGCGTTTAACAGAGCAGCTGGTAAAGCAAATGAAGCAGGTATTGATCCTGCACTTTCTACTCCACAATTAACAGATGCTGCTGGAAATATAATTAAACAACCTTATCAACCGACTTCAGGAGCTGCTCCAAAAAACTTTGATGTTCCCGAAAGAGAAGCTAGCATATTTGATGGAGCTGCTAATAAATACGATGAAATTGAAAATATTAGTAACGTAAATACTTGGAGAAACAAAGTAATTAGACTTTTTGGAAGGGGTGGAGATTTAACTCCAGAAGAACAGCTTGGGAAAAAAGTTGACACCGAACTTAAAGATAAAGACGATGCGTTTAGAAATATTATAGACGGAATGTCTACAAATGATAGTGGTCAGTTTTCAACACTACTAGGCACATTAATGAGAAGATTCCCAAAAACATTTGTATCTTATGGTAGTTCTGGAAAAGTTGTTTATGGCGGAGATTTGCCAGAAAACATTGTTGTTTTAAACGGTGATCTTATAGATAGAGGGTTGTTAAATAGTACAACTACTTTTGACAAAGAGCTTCCAATAACAAAAGTGTACGCTGCAGAGCTAGATCGTTTAAACATACCTGTTAGAAGGCCTGACGCCAATCAACAATTTGCTTATGTTAGCACTATGAAGTCAAAAGGAGCTGGTATCGGAGACATTCTTGAACGATTTGAAGATGGTACTTTTGATGAAGGATTTAAACTTCTTAAAACTTCTGTTGATGATGAGCTTATAGGAGCTTGGGGAGATAAAGCACAAGGAATATTTAAACTTGGAGAAAACGGTGCTATTAAATATAAAGGCGAAGAAATGTCTGCCCATGAAATATTGGCAGAAATGAGAAACATTTTACAAAAATATGAAAAAGTTGGTGTCCAAGAAAATGCTGTAGGTTCAGGAATTGGCCAATATGTTAATTATGTATTAGATGCAAATGGCAAAATAATTCAAGGGGCTGGAGGGGCAGCTATGCCTCGAAAGATGTTAAAAGTACCTGATGGTAGTAAAGGTCGTATAACAGCAAAATGGCTTGATGACGATATTGCTGAAAGAAAAATTTTAACAGAAGCAGAAGCTATTAGTTTAGGAAATAGTATTGCCAACCCTAAAATATCTCTTGAGTCTCGTATAAGATTTATGGGAAAAACTTATAAACAAAACAGACAGGCTGATTTTCTTAGAAGAAGTGCAACAAAGTTTAATATACGTTATGGCACATTGGATGATTTGGTTGGAAGAAACTTTTATGACGATATTAGGGTTCAATATTCTGGCATAACAAAAGCATTGCAAGACCAAGGACTTTATAGCAAAGGTGGGCCTAGTGCTTTATCTAAAGCTGCTATAAAAGAAGTTGATGATCTTGTTGCTAAAATAGATAACATTGATTTAGAAGCAAAGTTTAAATTAGATGCAGTAGATGAACCTACAGATTCTATAAAAGCTGAAATTACTAAATTAGAAAATAGCTTAAAGGAAATTGATAACGATATTGAAGAGGTTATAGCCAAGGGGAAAGGGTTTAATAACGAACAAGTACAAGAAATAAGAAAATTAGTAGCAATGAAAAAAAACACCGTACGTTCTTTACTAGAGGAAGGTCTTGATGGGGCGGAAAAAATAGGGGGTCTTAGAATACACGATTATTATTTTCCCGCAGAACTTGCGTCTGCTATGGGAAAAACAATAAAAGATTTGTACAAACTTGACCCAGATCGTGATTCTTCAAATATATTTGAAACAATAAACAATATTAGCAGAACGTATTCTGCAACAGGCGACTTAAGTGCTCCCGGCATACAGGGAATGGTTGCTATGGTAAATGATTTTAAAACAAGAATAGTAAGAATGGGAATGAATCCTGCAGATTTTCCAGCATTGTCTCAGGGAGATAGCATTACTGCAGTAAAACATATGCTTGATGCTTTCAGAACCAGAGGCGAAGAAGTTATGGGGGAATATTTTGTAAGAGCAGATTCTTTTGCAAGAATACATGGTTATCCAACAACTGAAGATATAATTAGGGCAGGAGGAGCTATTCGAGGTAAAGCTCCAGACTTGTTTGCAGGAGCAGACAGATGGGGAGCTTTTTCCAACCTTCCAGTTTTAAGACAAGCATTACGTAAATTTGATTTAGCGTTTACTTCATATGGTAACTACATTCGCCATTCTTTAATACAGCAAGAAATGATGATGACAATGCGAGAAAAAGGAATGACGGTTGCAGAGCTTATTGATAGTGGTAACGCAGCTCCGATTGCTGCTGCTTATAATAAAATAACTGGTGTTGGTGGTACTCGTGGCTTTGGTGCATTTAGTGGAGGTGCAGGGCAATTTCTAATATTTGCTCCAAGATTCTTTAAAGCTAGGCTTGATACGCTTGGAAACTTTTTGCAAGGTGTTGCCAAAGGAGACGAAGCTACTTTAGAACAGGCTATTGCTAGAAGAATGATGACTAGTTTTATAGGAATGGGAACAACATTAACCCTTGGCATTAACGCAATGACAGGGGAAGAGACAGACATGAACCCGTTTAAACAAAACGAAGCTACAGGAGAGTATTACTTTAATCCCAATTTTATGCGTATACATCTTGGAGAGTTAGACATCAGTCTTTTTGGGCCTTGGGATAGCATATTAAGAATAATATCAACCCCGGTATTTGTTGCACGTAATGCACCAATTCAAGGGGTAAGCCCTGAAACAATGTATAAAGAACTAAGAGGTGTGTTATCTGGGCCATTAATTACTAAAGCATTAGACCTTGTAGCGGGAGAAGATGCGATAGGGCAACGCACTCGTACTGTAGTAAAGCAAGATGAAGTAACAAAAGAAATTGTAGAAAAAAATTTCTGGGAAGATTCAGATGCAGCACTTAAAGTTGGTGAGTATTTGATTGAAAACCTTATTCCGTTTGCATGGGATGATGTTTTGTTTGCAGACCCGGGAAGAGAAAGTATTGTTGGGCGAGGCAAAGATGGTGTTGCAGAAATTCTTGGAGGAAATATCCAAGGAGCAAAAGAAGTTGGTACTGCTGGTGCACAGTTTGTAGGACAGTTCTTTGGTGTTAAAAGCACATATGAAACTTTAAGTGAAGCAATAGATGAAGCTGAAGCCGGAATATTAGAATTAGGCCCAAGTGATATTAGATTGCAAGAAGCCTTTGGTATGAATGAAAAAGAACTAGGTATTTACTTAGCACAACACGGAAGAGGATTGTTAAAGGATGGCAGTTTAAACATAGGTGCTGGGTTAAAATCTATGTTTTTAGGAGAAAGAACTCCTGATTTTAGCGACATTTCTAAAGATTACCAGAAAAACATTCAGCGTATGCAAGAAGAAGGTAGGTTCCCAGAGTTCTTTTCGTCAGAAGAATGGAAAGATTTAGAGAAAAAATATGAAGAACGACTTTTTAATAGCAAGGGTGATTATTCAGAATACACTATAAGAAGAAATGCTTTAATGGATCAAGAGCAAGAAGAGTTATCAAAGCTAGAAAATGCTTTTAAAACAGGTACTATGTACGAAAATCCTTTGACTGGTGAAAAAGTAGAAACCGGCGATATGCAAGATATAGCTACGTTTTACAAAACTTCTAGGAAGATAAGTGCTTCTTTTGCTAACAGACGTAGGAGTCTTACCGATCCTCTTACAGGGCAGTTTTCTAAACTAGATGAATTTTTTAAGTTTGGCAGAGAAACTGCATTAGGCAAAATATCTGGAGCAGATGCAGATATTTACGATTTTAGCCAAGCCTCATACTACGACAAGCTATGGGGAGAAGACGGCATAGTTATGCCAGACGGAGATATTAACTGGGAGAAACGAGAAATTAAACTTAGGGAATGGGCTGCAGAATTAAAGCAAAGATACCCTATCCTAAGCGATTCAGACATAGGTTCGTATCTTTACCGGGTAGAAAACTACAGCAAGAAAGAAGCTCCGCCATTAAAAAGAGCCATGATGGAAATGACTTCACAAATACAAGAAGCCGGGTATTACGATGTAGAAAGAAATATTTTCTATAGAATTTTAAACCAATCAGGAGCTACGCAAGATACGCAAGAAAACTTAATAGGTTTGTACACACGCTGGAAACAACAGACTGGACAAGATAAAAAAGCATTAGAACAGCAATATCCAATACTAGGGGTTGTTTCAGAAGCTGCCACAGAACAAAAGAAAATATTTAGAATGAGCCATCCTAGAATAGATGCAATGTTGCGTCTTGTAGGGTCTACTAAATCTAAAGAACCATTGACTAATTATGGAAGAGTGGTAGATTACGTAGTGAGTTTAAACAGGCAGCAGCCATTAAGTGAACAAAAATTATTACAATTTTTTTACAACTTGTTAAATCAGGAGGTTGACTATGACCAGACATACAGCACTCTGTTTAAAACTTAATTTAGGAATTATATAGAAAGGAATTTATTATGGTAATGCCAACAGAATCACAAACAGAAGAAAGTGTACAGCAAGTTCCAGCTGAGGCTCCGACTGAGGAACCTACGCAAGATGCTCCTGTGGAAGAAACAGAAGTACCTGTAGCTCCTACGGAAGGGCAACAAGTTGAGCCTGCTCAAGCACAATTGCCATTAGAAGAACCTGTGCAAATATCACAACCATCACAGGAAACAGCAGACAGTCCTAACATACAGGCACAAATAGATGAGCTGCACCAGATGAAACAAAAAGAAGTTAATGCTCAATGGGAACAACAGGTTTATAGGCAAGCTCAGGCTATAGAGCGTAGGGCACAACAACAAGGGTCAGACCCTCAAAGTGCTAGGGAAATAGCTAAACAACACGTTACTGCACAGAAACAATTACGAGATCAACAAGATCAATCGTTAAATTTAGTACGTAACGTAGAAGGTAGAAAAGAGGCAGCTTTGCATTTCTTAGAAAAACATAAGCTAGCTGATAAAAAAATGTTAGATGACTTTAGGGCATTAAGCAATTTTAATTCCCCACAAGACATGGAGCGTGAAGCAATGAGAATTGCCCAGCTTCGACAACAAGCAGAAGAGATTGCTCGGTTAAAACAGGGACAGGTTCCACCACAGGCTTTTGATAATAGCCAAGGTGCGTCTGAACCTACAAGCAATCAAAACCGTTTGTTGCAGGAATATATAGCAGGTGAAAGATCAGAAGCCCATCAGGCTGCAGCACGTAGAGCGGCTAACGGAATGGGGTAGTTTATTTAAAATGCTGAAAAGGAGGGTCATAATATGGCACAAACAGCAACAACAGGGAGTTTGGAGAACGCTCAGAATATCATAATCGCTGCAGCTCGGTTTACCGAGGAGCATAATGCTCCTGCAATGAATTTGATTGAGCAATTTACATTACCTAAAGGAAGCAAACAGGTAACTGTTCCTAAGGTAGGACAGATGTCTATGCAAGACCTTACAGATGGGGTCGATATTGTAGACGAGGAAGACATTGGGATGACCACTGTCGATTTAACCGCATCCGAAGTGGGTGCAAAAATCATTCTTACAGATAAATTGGTACACCAATCTGCAGAGAATGTCTTTAGCATGATTGGACGACAGCTCGGTGATGGTATGGCTAGAAAAAAAGACGTAGACGTGCTATCTCTTTATTCTGGTTTTAGTACCGACTTTGGTGCTGCAGGACGAAGTATGACTTTGGCAAACGTAGCCTCTGCTATAGCCTATGCTAAAGGCAAGAAGTTTGGTTCTAACGTGTACATTGTTCAACATCCATTTGCGGTATTTGACATTGCTAACACAGCAGTAACAGCTTCTACCACATACCCAGTACCAGTAGGTTGGAGTGCTGACTTACTAGGTAACTTCTTCAGTGGGTTACGCCCAATCAACGGTGTACCTATCTTTGAAGACGGCAACATTTCTATCGATAGTAGTGATGATGCGGTTGGTGTTGTTGCAGACAAGTCAGCATTAGCTGTTCTCAAGTCTGTAGACATGAACAAAGAGCAAGATAGAGATATTTCTCTACGAGCAACAGAAATAGTTATTACTGCTGACTATGGTGTATTCGAACTTGATGATAGCAAAGGTGTAGCATTAACACTTGACGCTGGTACGCCTGCTTCAGCATAAGCTGTTTAAACAGTTAGTGAGGAGATAGTATGAGTTTTTCAACTAAGGAAAGAACAGAGATTCGAACAGAACTTGATACCATAGGGTACAAATGGGACTATGTTGATTCGTGGCCTGCAAAGACTACGTTGTATCGACATAGAGCTCAGAGAAATCCTCAAGGTGAAATTGTTAGTGATGTAGGAACATTTGTTTCGGGAGTACCCGGGCAGCCATCTTACATACGAGACAAAGCTAGGCAAGGTTTACTTGCATGGCCTCCATCTGAATCATGTGAATGTCGATGGTGTAAAGAATCTCGAACGGAAAAAAGTAAAAATATTAAGAGGACAACAGGGCCTCACTTTAATGAAGATAGTTAGGTGTAACGATTGACCGAGCCTAACGAATTATTTTATCGGTTGGTCTCAGGGCTAGACCCTGTACAAAATAATAGGAGGATGATATGTCATTCCCAAATGTAATTACAGGCCATTATG